GGTGAAGGGTATAATGACACCGTTGTAAGTAGAAATGTATATTGTGATGAAAATAAAGTATCTTACTTTAACAATGATGGACTACCAGAGATACCGTTAGTTAGAAAATCTGTTTATGGTTATAAAGGTATTCATTTAGGTCCATCTTGTTATAAATTAGCAGGTTCTACTGTAAAAGAGTCACAAACATTTTTTAATGCTATTAGAAAATCTCTGTTTCAAGAGAAGTATATCTACAAACATAAATATAAAACAGATAATGATTTATTGATATTTGACAATACAATAACATTACACAATAGAGAGGGTCAGACAAAAGATAGATTAGCATTTAGAATACCAAATGATTACTCTAAATTAAGAGATGATTACAACCCTTACACACAAGAACCTTACAAAACAGATTTTAAAAGGATAAAAGAATATTATGCCGACATATGATTTTGAAAACACTGAAACTGGTGAAGTATTTGAAAAGATGATGACAATAAGTTCTAGAGAGCAATACTTAAAAGACAATCCTCATATCAGACAATTAGTTTCAGGAATAAATATAGTGAGTGGAGTGTCAGGTAAATCATTTAGACAAGATAGTGGTTGGAAAGACAACCTATCTAGAATAGCAGAGGCACACCCACAAAGTAATTTAGCAAAACAAACATTAAGAAGAAGTACAAAACAAGTAAAGACTGAAGAAGTCTTAAAAAAACATAGAAAGAGAAGAAAATGGTAAACGACATTCCTGATTATATGAGAGGTTTTGATTTAGATGAGGATTTTGGTATAACACCTGTTGCATCAAAACCTAAACCAGATACTTCTGTAGATAAAAAGGTAGTAGAGAGTACGAATTTAGAATTATCAAAAGTTAAGAAAGACCTTGATACAATAAAATCTATGATGAATGAGGTGTTACAAGTGGTTGCAGAAAAAGATAGTATCACAAAAGAATTAGAAAGCACAGAGGTGACTCAGAGATTTAAAAATATTGAGAAAGTTATACTACCTTTCTTATATAATTTAAGTAAGAGTGAAGAACCTTACATACACTGGCCTAATAGAGGTCCTATCATAAAAGCACAGATAGATAAAATTTTAGAACTAACAAGAGGTAGAGATGCAACTTAGTAAGAATTTTTCATTAAAAGAAATGACAAGGTCACAGACTGCAACCAGAAAGGGTATCGACAATAATCCCACTGGTACACATCAATCAAATTTGGTATTACTGTGTCAAAACATATTACAACCATTAAGAGATTATTATGGTAGACCATTAAGAGTATCATCAGGTTACAGAAGTCCTGAATTATGCATAGCAATTGGTTCTTCTGTAAATTCACAACACGCAAAAGGTCAAGCTGCGGATTTTGAAATACCAGGTGTATCAAATAAAGATTTAGCAGAATATATTAACGACAATTTAAATTTTGACCAATTGATATTAGAGTTTTTTACACCTGATGACCCTATGAGTGGTTGGGTGCATTGTTCATTTAATAATAAAGTTGAGAATAGAAAACAATTTTTAAGAGCATATAAAGATAATGGTAAAACAAAATACGAGATGTATAAAGATGATACATTTCCAACTGAGAGTGATATATTAGGTGGTACGAAAACTAACTAAAGAATTTACATTAGACTGGTGGATTAAATGGATA